TGTTTATTGGCTGCGGTTGCCTGTTCGGTTTCTTTTTTTGTCTTGGCTATTGCTTGCCTGTATGCCGATTCTGATACCCCCGCCTTCTCAGCGTTCTTAGTAATAGCATCCATCGAAGCCTGTATTTTCTTGGCTTCTGTCGTGACACTATCCAGCAATTCAAGGGGTATTCCTATCGTCTCAGTCTGCATTTATCAGTATCTCAACTTCTTTTAGCAACTTGTCAGCCTGTGGATTATCCTGCGCCCATTTCGCCCAATTATCTGTCTGACTTCTCGAATGATAGGCGCTGATAATATTCTCAGCCGTTAGCATGGCTTGTATTTCTCTATAAGCTAATTCGTCACGTCCCATTACGGCGCGCACGCCAAAGCGGTCAATATATCCTAAGTCTATGTATTCTTTAGGCGGATCGCTGCCATCTCTTGCGAAACAGTACGCTTCCGCCTTCACTCGTTTGGGACTTGCTTTTCGCCCGTGTACATCCTGTATAGTTCCCCGGATAACCACTTAACCAGATTATGACCGGCTTCAGCGGGCGTCATGGGGATTTCTTCAAGCGTGGGCTTTTCAGGCAATCCTTCAATGTGCCACTCCCGAACGATGTCAAGTAAGACAGGTAATACTTTCTCATCGCCCACGCTGATAAAGGCGCGGCGCCCTTCTTGCGTGATCTCGTTCGGGTCACCGAAATAGGCATCTTCAAAAGCGCGCACCTGCCGCACATTCAAAAAGTCAGGGAGTATCACATAGCCTGAAAACTCTTTTACGGGGCTTTCACATTTTCCCATCTCATGCCACTTTCTATGCTACGGTAATCGCAGATGTACCCCAATCGGGAGCGGTCCCGCCCGATACATGAACCAATCGGCATGAATACGTCCCGGCTGCGGGGTCTACGGTGTAATTGGTAATGATACAAGAGTTATCCGCACCGAATACCGGGTCACCTGTTGACCAATCGGCCTGGATACCGAAATAGACACCGAAGGCACGCGGGGTCATATCCCCGTTTAGTGGTTCTAAAACCGTATGCGAACCAGACAGGGACGCGGCGGCGCTTGCACCACTCCCAGACGCGGCGGCAGCAGCGGTATTGTCAAACGGGCCAGTCAGGTCGAGCCCGAAATCGCCTTGACCGGATAAATAGCCCTTTACCAACTCTTGCAGGGCGGTCACGTCAATCTCATCATAAGTAATACCGACATTCCCTAATGTAGATACGGGGATGTCCCGCAACGTTCCCGCGCTATCTTCAATTTGGAATTTTGCAAAACGGGGTGATGTTCTTCCAGTTGCCATAATCAAATCTCCTTACGTAATATTGTTTCTGAAAAAGCCTAAAACGAATGTAACAGTCGTAGCCGTTCCAAGTGCTACCTGCCATCGAACATATCTATCCACTGTCGCAGTCTTTGCAAGCGCGACCACTCCACTGGTAGGCGATGAACAATCAATCGTCCCACTGGATAGCAAATCTCCAAACGAGCCGTCTGAGTTCGTGCTGGCGTCCTGTACCTTGATCGCGGCTGTCCCATCGCCTGCTAAGACATGGTACATCATCCAACCACCCTTCGTGGTTTGGGCTGTCTGGTCTAATCCGGTCGCGCTGTTCGCGGCAGTAGCGGCTGCGTTCGCATGTAATAGCACTCCCCATGGTTTAGCATAAGCCAGGTTATCAGCCAACCCGCTTGTGTTGGCAAATGGGATAGTAGCGGTTACAGGATTGTCTGCGGGGTTACCGTAATAACCGAGCTGGTCAAATTGTCCCGCGAAACAAGGGTCATTATTTGCCGGAGCAGTAGCTGATGCAAAACCGCAAGCGGCCAATACATCACGGGTCACGGCGCTGGATGAAGCCATAACGGTATGGATCCCGCTTGTAGCTGTGTTGTCAAAAATACCGTTCAGGTTCCCAAAGGAAACCATAGCACTAGCAGTCATACGCGCTTTTACCGATAATGAGATTGCATCATCTACCCCTTCGTCGAAGGTGCAGGCCAGCGGACCGAACGAACGCGAATGTCCGCTCATGTCATAACCGTCTACATACACGCGCCAGCGGTTTAATCCTGTTCTACCCGTCGCCATGTTTCACCACCTTTATCTCTACGGCCTGTTCTTTGTCTGCGTACTGTTTTGCTTCTTTGTCTGTCACTTCATAGACAAGGCCGGCCTGTCTGCCTTTCTCTTTATCGGGGTATGTCATCTTTACTCGTTTCATGCGTTTTGCATCTCCGTAACATTGAGCGCAATATCAGCGCCGTTGTACATATTCCCTACCGGGTCAGCACGTGCTCCAATGGTTATTCCGCCGACTTCCATCTCCACCAAACCAGAATAGGGCATATCATTACTCATCATAGCTTCTAGAATACTCGATACCTTTGCGACTAAATCACCGTATTGTTTTGGCAAGTTCCCTAAATCTCCAATCGCCGAGCTAAGAAACCTGTAATTCAGGGTGTAAGATACATCTACATCAGCGTTTGCGCCCCGTAGCATTGTCGGGTATTCGAGTGTAAAATTTGTGATAAATCCTTCCGGGTTGGGATACAACACGTTAGGCAAGGACTGCCAACTCCCCGCAATTTCATCAGCATCCTTCACGGTTACACCCGTAATCGAGATGTTGGCAATCGCGTTTGTAATATTAGACAGAAGTAGGGAGATTGTCACACCAAACTCCGATAATGCCTGATAGTACGCTGTGCAAAGGGCGGCACCTCTTCAGGGCGAATGACCACGCCCGCCGCCGTGACGGTCACGCGCCCCCCGCTGGTCTGCCCGGAGCGAGAACCATTCAGCGCCTGCGCTATCAACAAAGTCGCTTCTTTGATGTCTGTCGGCGCAGCAGGAAAACCGAACTTCCCAATTACCTTTATCCCTTTTGAGAATGTAGGAAATGAGTAACTCGCTAATTGCGGGATAATGGCTAATTGGGTATAAGGTTGCCCTTCCAGCGCGGCGTTATAGGGTAATAGCTCGAAATCCGTATCCTGTGTAAGTGCGGTATAAGAGCGTGTCCCGGTAGTATCAATTGACACACTGGTAGGCGCGGCGCTTAACGGGTCAATATCTAGCAGGTACGGGGCATCTGCCGTATAGTATCGTGTTTTATCAACACTATCCGCAAAAAAACGCTTGCCAGTTTCCCTGTCAATGTAACGGCTGGCGGCTTCAATGTGGACCTCGATAATAGTATCGTCTACCGGGTCAGCACTCACATCTGACCCACGCATAGTGATCCAGTTCTTATACTCTGCTAGAGTTGCATACCCGTTTGTAATAGTCATGCTGTCACCGTTTCCACCGTGTACCAATCGCGCCAATTTCCACGCGGTATGATGTTTTCAGGAACGTAGGTATCTTCAGAGATATTCAATACTTCGGCTTTCCCGAAATGAGCCCATTGGCGGTACTCATCGAACCAATGCACAAGCGGCTGATTCACAATAACGCCATCATCATGCCCCCAGAAATGCTCGCGGGATGTACCCGGTTTATGTTGCACGCCAATTACCAACATACGCTCGAAGCCCATGAAATATGCAATCTGAAAGACTGCACCTAATACGCGCCTGTAAGCTATCCCGCGCTTGGTCATGGCATCTGGGTGTGTTGGCATTTGCCCACCAATGTAGATGTCTCCGGGGCGGTGATAGAAGCGGTATAGGTTCGGTCCCTGTATATCGTCCCTGTCCGGCGTTGGAATGAACTTAGGCACGCCTGCCAACTTGTCCATAATAACGGGCGTATTCTCACGCCACAATCTGTCATCTACGCCAACATAATAATCGGGCTTCCAGCCCTCATACTTGAAAATACTATTGATGCTGAAGGATGGATAATCGAACCATTCAGGGGGCGTCAATTTCAGGTTGGGGCCAAGTGAAACAATAATACAAGTTTCACCCTTGTGGGCATTGTAAAAGTCACGAATATCCGCAGACTCGCTCAAATGCCCGCCCGCCCAGTCGTCGAAGTTATCGTATTTCTTCATCATTCTTCAGATAGGTGCAGAATAAGAGATCCGCTTTTAGTATCACCCCCGCTGGCGATGACCACCTTCGGCACGCCTGCAATCACGGGACGGGTATGAGTGGCTAAATCGCTGCCGTCCGTGTTCAATTGTTCTAAAGTGCGCGGAAATTCACGGATCGTGCTTGTCCCTGCGGTAGCCTGCACCCAGATAGTGAAGGAAGCGCCCGCAAATTCATCCGTGACAGTCACAGTCGCGCCCGTTGCGGTATCTCCGGGGATATATGTTACAGCTTCGACTAATGCGCCGCCAGGGACAGACTTACCCGTGACAGTGGCTGCGCCGCTACCGTTTGTAGTCCAGCTCATTGTGCGTGTTTTCATTTCTTGGTACTCCTGCGCTTGCGGGTCGTCTTAGGCTTTTCCACTACTTGCGGTTCAGGCTTCGGTATTTCTTTTTGCGGCTCTGGTTTCGGCGCTTCTTTCAGCTTCTTGGCTTTTCCGTTAGTAGTCAGCCACTCGGCCAATTCGGCTGAGACGTCTTTCCCAACTTCACACACCTGCCCGCGTCCTAACGTAGGGGCGCCGCGCCCTTGAAAGTGTTCTATCATTTCGATCTTCATACAATACTCATTTCAGGGGCGGGACAATCCCGCCCCTTATTAGTTATGGTTTGACGTGGTATTCAAATCGCAGTTTGTACTGCCCTGCTTCCGTAGCCGCAACACCCGTATGCCGGAAAAACAGAGTAGTGCCTGCGGGAACGAACGTAATCACGAACACTCCGGCAGTACCCGCCGCGCCGACTGCTTTCGATACTTCCAGAGCGGTAGCGGCTACGACTTGCGCGCCGCCTGCGGCTGTGCCGATTTTCCAGTTTGCACTGGCTGCGCCTGCGGTATCTGTGGCTTCAGAATATACAGGATATACCGAGTCGAAAAAAGTATCATGTACGCAGTAGAACACATCGTCGATGGTAGTGCCTGCGCCGTTGTCAACGTTAAAAATCTGGGTCTCATAGACATCATGGGCTTGACTGCCCCGCGCTACGTATGGACCACCTTTGTTTGTCATTTTCTTTTACTCCTTTGCCTACTCCCCGCCCGTAATGGGCGGGGCATCAGGCTGTCATATCAGAGATTTGTTACACACCTACGTTGTAGGTGATTGCACTGGCCTCATTATCGCGGTAGCCCAGGCCGAAGCGCATCAGCGCGACGATTTCCCAGGAGTCCGAGCGAGCAAGGCGCGTGACCTCCATCGTCATTCGGCGCTTGTAGGCCAGTTTCCACTGGTCAAAGCGAACGGCCAGAATTGCGCCGGTTGTATTGTTAGTTGCGGTGTCCTGATCAACTTTTCCAGCGGTATTTGCTAATCGCTCGTAGCCACTAGGGGCATACAGGTGCATCTGGTAGGAGTTGATAACATCATATCCATAGATACCAGTAAGCACACCGTTTTCAAGAGTAGCGCGGGTAAAGGTGTCTTTGGTTTTCAATTCTGGCAGGTCAAGCGCAGCCCATTTGGTATTGAAGTCCACAATAAAGGCTACCTGGCGCGGGTCGCTGCCGTTCAAACCGGCCACGCCCAACATCTTTGCGGTGTCTTTGAAATCTTCTACCACGAATCCACCGGAAGCGCTGCGAGAATTGGCGGTATTGGTGACAAGTGCCAGTTTGCGGAAACCATCGAACAAGAGATAGGTTTCAGTGCCGGCAGGCGTGCCGCCAATATCGTTGATGTTCTTCGTGCCGCTGGTCTCAACGTCACCATCAACGATGACATGCTCCAATTGTTCGGCGCCCTGTCGCTCCAGGCTCATACGCAATTCAGGAGCGAAACGGATCAG